TGGTTTTTCCAAAAACAACTACCCAAAAGACAAAACTGGACACAATAACATTTATAGAGTATGCGGAATTTTCTTTTTCAAGATAAGTTGCGGGTTTATAGCACGAAAAATTGATACATAACGTGATACATAGAATGGACATTTGGATACAAACTAAAAGAGAAATGGCGTTAAATGTGAAATGCTCACATTCTTCACCAGCGATTTGGTTTTTCTTTAACCGAGGGTTTTCATATTTTTCTGACACCTTTTTGATTTCAACGACAAATACATAACGTGCTTGTTTACAAGCTTTTTACCTTATTTCTCCACGGCTAGGTTACCGTTCCCCCTTTCGCCCACACTACACCTTCAACGACAAAAGGACAAAACAAATATTTTTAGCACTCATACGTGAACGGCCCCATGTTGTGAGGGTGGCTGTCTCCTACGAGGTTTTCAACAAATTCTCCAAAAGCATTTTCGTATTCTTCATCATCTTGGCAAGCTTGACGATAGTCTTCGTCAGCAGCGGCTGCCATATAGTCAGATGAGAACCTGGGGTTTTGGGTTTCCCACTGCTTGTCATTCGCAAGAGAGTAAAACGCGAGTTTGCGCCGGTAGCTTCGGCACGTGCCACATCGGTCCGGGTCAGTACACGTGTGACACTTTTCAGCACGAGAATGCCGGTTAAAACAAAGCCAGCAGATGCCACAGGGGGTTGTGTCATCATGGCGTTTGTGGCACTGTGCACAATGAACGAGCGAGGGGCAGGAACGCTCAGGAACACTGGTCTTCTTGTGTGTTTCGCCGCAGCACAGGCAGTGACCGGTCGGGATGCGGTCAAACTTTTCGCACTGTTGTCGTGTTTTGGCAATGAAGCCAGCATTAATTGTGATGTTGCGGTTGACTTTGCTATCGGGGGGACCAGCAATGTCGTCAGATGGTGTGGCTTCAGCTTTGGCTTTTCGGACAGCTTCAAGGAGATCTTTTCCACTGAGAAAGTCATTGTGTTTCTTCTTGTCTTCTTTCTTGACTTCAACCTTGACTTCTTCCGGAGAGACATCACATCCAGCGGCCAGGAGTTTCGATGGCATGTCGTCGATGGTGGTTTTCTTGAAGATGTTGTGCCACCAGTGACCATTTTTCTTCATTTCGTCTTGTTCTTCCTTGACGATTTCTTCGAAGTTCGCAGGAGTTGGTTCACAAAAGGTACGAGGACGGTTCGTGGCGGCGTTGCTGATGTTTTCACGTGCAATCCACTGACGACCAATTTCGCGACACTCTTCTCTGGTCAGATTGAGCGTGATGATGAGTCTGGTCAGCACAGGGCGGTCGAGGAAGCTCAGCATTTCATAGGATGGCCTGGAAAAGCGCTTTCCGTAGAAACAGCTCATGATGTTTTCAAGACACTTGCGGCAGTTGTGGGTATGCTCGTGCAGCTCAAAGACTTCTCCGCGGTCACAGTTTTCTTCAAAAACAAACGTTTGGCCTTCTGTCCAGAGGAACCATTTGACGGTCGTTGAGAGGAGGTGGCGAACGGTAATCTTGAGAACTGCAACGTCATAGCCATTGCTGTCTCCTGCGAGGCGGCGAAGGAGAGGAAGGACGTCAGGGATGTCGTTGATGTTGTCGATGGCAGCTTTGCGGAAAAATGGTTTGAACGGCGTTTCTTCTGTGTAGATGAACTTGGCAGAGAGTGATGCTGTGCTTGCTTTCTTTGGATCGAGCATGGTCACGGCTTCAGTTGAAATTACGTGAGTTTCCTCGGGTTCCCATTTGTTAGTGCGAAGCGCTTCGTTCACTTGGTTTGTGAATTCGTTTGACTTCCACCAACCGTTGATGAATGCAGCCCATTGGTTCTCAGTGTGGATGCGGTGTGGTGCAGGGATGAAACAGGTTTTTCCTGGTGGAATTACATACTGGAATTTGTCATCAATGCCACGATCAGTCGGAGGAGGGAGTTCTCGGACGCGGTTCCAAAACTCTGGGTTAGTCGGTTCGAGTCCAATACTCATGAGTGCCTGAGCGAGCGTGTTGTCTCGGAGCATGTCACAAGCAGAGGTCATGAAATCTTTTTGGTGGGTTGTTCCGTTGAGATTAGTGTAAACTTTGAGTAAATTTTTGAGGTGCCTGACGTCGTCTTTGAGTGATTCGTGTACGAGTTTGATGCATTTTGTACGTAGAGACATGGTTAAGTAAGACATATATGTGATAAGTAAGTTACGAAGTTCACGGGTTACAAATACTTTAAGTGATTCGGGTACAAATAGTTCGATTAGAATATCACCGAGGGAGGCCACAAACAAATTTCCGCTTGCTTCACCCAAACAAAAAGGGCAAAATGTATGGCCTTCTTTGATTGATGGTTCAGCGGGTTCTGTGGGGTGTTCAATTGGTTCAGGGGCTCGCGTGTGGGTTTGATGTAGTAGATAGAGGAATGCCCATTTCATCGCCACGATGAAAAAGAGGATGTATTGCATGGGCGGGAGGTATTGAGCAAAGTAGTACGCTGCAGAGATTGTAGGGTACAAGAGGGCGCTAGTTAACTGTGAGTTCACAGACTGCAGTAGCGGGAGCTGCAATTTTAGGAGCTTTCCTTCAGTGTGAAGCTTTTTACACACTGGTGGTTTGTTGGGGTTTTCCTTCCCTAGAGGGAGCTTTTACAGCTCCTCAAAACCCTCTACTTCGTCTTTCTTGCCAGAAAAGTCAAAGTAACGAGGGTGCGGCAGTTGCGGAACTGTCCTTGTCAAAAGCGGGGCGCTCGTGTAAATTTTGGCTTGGAACGACAGCGGTGGTCGCACCAGGCCCAGACGAAAATCATCTCCGACCGAAAAGTAAAACTCTCGATTGAGATTATTTGTTGGAGTCATCTGGAGGTGAAAGTTCAGGTTGTGGTTGATGTCGTAGTCAAAAAGGCTGTAGGGCACTGCTGTTGAGTAAGGTAGCTGCACTTCCACGTAAGGTTTTTCGTTAGTGCAAACACCAAATGTGGCTTGCGGGATTGCTGTGACACCAGCAGTGAGGCCTTGGGGATCGAAGGACTCAAACTTGATGTAGTCAAGCCCGTAGGTCATGACGCCGACATTGACTGATCCATACCACCGAGTGAACATCTCGAAGATGCGGATGATCCATGGGATGTTTGAGTTGTAGATGGGCGAACCAGAGGTGAAATGCATGAGGAAGCCGGCGCTTGTGTCAATGTCAGGATAGATACCAACGTTGCCGATGCCCGCGATTGTGCAGTAGCTGATTGGTTTTCGCAGGATTTGAAAATATGAGCTGAACACGTCTCCGTTGAAGATGTAGTTTGGGACACCAGGTCTGTAAAAAGAAGGCATGAGCGCTTGAAAGCTTTCACTTCTAAACAGGTCACGCGGGTTCATTTTGCTTTTTTCTGGGTTTTTGGACTTGAAGTCTGGTATCCAAGCAGCATCAGGAAGGACAGAATATGTTTGCAGAGATTGGTACTGTTCGACAGGGTTGGCGTAAGGGATTGTTGGACAATAATAGGTCATGTCATCGTCACCTGCAGCATAAACGACCATTCGGGCGGATGTCATTGCGTTGTTCGTTGATGAAACAAGTGCTGTTATGGTAACTCGCAGAACACCGTTGTCATACTGTTGTGTGGTGAAGGTACGCCCAGATTCCATGTCGTCAAACCAGCACCAATTGAAATCAACGTTGTCAGAGGTGTGAGGGACGCCAATCCAGTTCGGGATAGCTGGGCACTTCTGTGAGTGAGGAATGGAAAATGCAAATTCGAGCTTGCCAGTGCCTTGGAAATACGCTTTTGAGACGTATTCTTCAACAATTGTCATGTGGCGGAGATCTTTGCAGACGACATTTGGGAGGTAAGCGACTTCGACTTTGATGCCTGTTGCTCCTGGCACGTAAAAGCCGAACCAGTACTTCATTGCACCACTGTGGGTGGTTGAGTTGATGGCAGGAGTTGCACACCAGCTTGGGATGACTGGAATGGCTGTGCCAGTTTCACTGTTTGCTGAGGGCAGCTGCAGATACTGGTACATGCACGGGGTGACAAGGCCATACTGTTTGATGTTGACAGCGACGTCATTGTTGTTAATCATAGTTGGGCGTTGAGTGAATTCCTTAACATCTGTTCCTTCACCGAGTTTCCCAATGGGATAGTCGGGTCTGTAAGAATTTGGCATTGCAGTCATGCGAACGCCTTTAAAAATTGAAGGGCCAGAGAAGGAGATTTTAGTTTCGACGGGTCTAGGGCGAGATTCGTCAACCACGTTGCCTTGAGCGATTGATTTTGCTGCTGCTTCAATGTGTGCTGCGACGGAGGCTACCTTTCCAGATATTTCTCCGACAGCAGAAGCTGCAGTTGACACTCCGCTAACAAGGCCGGCAATACCGTGTGAGGCATCGCCAATGTGAGTGACGGGTGCACCAAGTTCATTGGATGCTTGTTCGCTGCTTTCGTTTCCAAAGAGAGCCTGTGCTTCGGCGCGTGAGAGTTTGACCACGCGGCCTGACATTTTTGACTTTTCTTTTGGCGCGTCTGCAGGGCCTGCACCGTCGTCTTTCTTTTTGATAGTTTTCATTTTGGTTGCTGGGCGCGGAGTTGTTGGAAGCGCGACAAAGCCACCGACAGGTGTTGGTTGGCATGTTTGCATCCCATCAAGGTATCCACGGACAATCACACGTGCATTTTGTGTGGGTGATCCAAAGCCAGCAGTAATGGTTGAGAGGAGTTTGAGATAAAGGGTTGTTCCAGGACCTTTCGAAGAGACAGCAGTTGCAAGGTTGTAATCAAGCACGCCTTGCCACCAATCAAAAGGAATTTCGATGCAGTTGTCTTCAGTCATTGTTTCGCGGATGACTACTTGGTAGTTCATACGCAGCCTGATGTCGGGATTGCTGGAGCCAGCATCAACCTGATCAAGGCCACCAACAATTTCGAGGGCACCGATTGCCATGGGAGGGAGGATGAACTCAACGAATATGCAGCAACGCTTGTAGGTCACAAAGTATTCTTGGATGTAGCGTTTGTACACGTCGTCATTGAGGAAAACGGATGGGAAGCGGAATGTTGCAAGTGTGGTTCCTTCGGCAGTTGAGTTTGTGACGTCAACTGTGGCGAGTGTGATGACACGCCGGTTGATGATTTTGAATTCGCCGACGGGGCCAGGGAGAAGCTTCGACATGGAAATGTCTTGTGGGGAAGATTCAATTTTGGCACCATTGCCTTCGAAAACGTCAATGCCGAGGACCTTTGTTGTGTTGGGTTCATTTTGGACGAGTTGTTCAGTAGGGTACGAGAACGCACGATTTGGTTTTTGTGTGAGTGGCCAATGTGAAATAACACTCAGTTGTGACTTCTCGAGAGAAATCGGTTCATTGGGGAGTGGAGCCTGCATCAGGTCATCCACAAAGAGGAGGCGGGGTTTGAAGCCAATACGGGTCGACATGGCTAATTCATAGGTCCACATGTGTAGTCCTTGCTCTCGAATCCAGGGGTGCCGAAGCAACGTTTGTCTCCATTGGTTAAAAGTGTGCTTTCCATGATGGGTCAGTTCAATGGCTGCGCTGTTAAGCGTTGTTTGCACATTGACTGAGTTGTCCCAATTTTTCATGTAGGTTAGCATAGAGGAGATACGTGCGATTGGCAGAGGTGCTTGCCACAGGTGTGTAGCAGCTTCATAAACCCAGCTTCGTGAGAGGTAGGACCACTCGCTCATCTTTTTAATAGCAAAAGGGGGTAAACCGCTCTCCTTGTCTGTGTCGGTCACGGTTAGACCAAACATTTCTTTGAGGTAAGAGGCAGTTTCTTCCCAGGGTAGGTAGCGACCACGATTGTCTCGAGTTGAGTCAAATGTGGCGTTGTCGTCGCCATACACTGCTGCACGGAAGTCTTCATAGTCAGGAATCACGTTGTATTTGTAACACAACGCAATCCAAGCTGTAAAAAGCATTCGCAAGTTGGCAGTGCAGTTAATGCGACCAGTTCCACCATGTCCGGAGAAGTTTTTGATTGATTCATAAACAATGTCCTCAAATACAGTGTATGTGTGGAAAGAATTCCAAGCAACAACCCACATAGCTTTAATGTCTTCTTCAGACACGTCAGGGTATCGTGAGATGATGTCATGGTAAACTTCTAGTAATAGAAAGTTCTGTAGTGAAGCGTCGAAATTTTGGGCATCGATAAAGCGTCCGATCTTACAGCGGTGTGTGAGATAGTCTAATAGGCCTTTCCACTCATGTGGATCATGAACGTTAATTCCTATAGACATAGGTCGCATGAATGCATCTTTCATACACTCAACTTCAAATCTTCCAAAATACATTCGGTAGAGTAGAGTGAGGACGTAAGGGCCGGCACCAAACAAACGAAGTTTGTCTGTACGAGGTAATGTTTCGTCTTTGCAAGTTTCGGCAAAGAGTACACGAAATCTTTCACCTTTCCGGGCTTGAACATGACAGGCATCGAACCATTGTTGTGCGTCTTCATTGAGTCGAAGGCGATCATATGCGTCACGGTGCGTGTAGTTTTTCTTTTGTGTTCCATGGTAAGTCTTGTATGGAGCGCCAATTGAGGTGTTTGTTGGAAATGGGGGCATTCCATCTTTACCATTGAGGGCTTCATCCAAGCTGAAAATGAGTTCATGGTGGGGATGTTTGAGGGGAGGGTAATTTCGGTTCCACCATAGGAGCCATTCTTCACGATAAGGAATCTCGTCACGTTTGACACGTGGTACATTTTTCTTTCGTAAGGTTTTGGCAACAGGGTCAACCAATTCACCGTCTTTGTTGATGTGTGGGTACATGTTGATGGGTACACAATCAGGTTCTGCAGGTAAACAGTCTTTCAGCGGTGTTGCTGAATACTTAGTTCCACGCATTACTTTGTTCATTTGTGTAGTTTTTCCGATGATAATTTCACCGTAGAAATCCTTTTCACCATGATACCAGGGGTTGTTTTTGATCATTGATTTTTCAAACACTTCATCTTCTTCACTGTGTGTTCCTATTTCTAGGGAGATAACGCCAGTGCCATCATCACCATTTGGGTAAACAAAATCTGGAGGTTCAAGGAGCTTAACGCTTGTGTCAAGGTCAGCATCGCATTCACTGTTGAGAAATTGTAACAATTGTGAGGTAATGAGGACAGCGCCACCTGTAGTGTCACTTCCACAGATGTGAAAGCCACAGACGAGTGATGTGCCACGTTCGACAACAGAGTATAGGTTACCACATGTTCCGTCTTCAAAACCACGCTGGAAGCGCAGTGTGGAACTAACGTGGTGTTGCGTGCCATCGGGATCTTCATAAAATGAGTGTCCAACGCGCTCGCAATAAACATTTGTTGCATGGCAGTGTTTGTTGTTTACGTCATAATTAATGTACCGGAGTTTTCTGTTGACCCAGATGGTGGGCGGATGTGGTTTGCCGTGTTCATCTACTTCGCTTACGCAGCATTTTTCAATAGAACGGTGTGGGGTCAATCCACCTGTAGATCCAGGGGGTAGTCGAAGAACAACGAGGTCATAGTCCGGGAAGTTGAAAATTTCAGTTGGCACGAGGTTTATGTACTTTTTACGGTAGTCATGCACATTGACTCTGGAGATTTCTCCCATGTACTGGAAGTGTCCAGGAATCAAAAGGTTTTGTGCATTGATAAACACACCGTGTACAGCGTCAATAATTTTGGTTGTTCCGTCTTCGTCTTCGAAAATGAGGTCGACATCAGCGACACATTGCATCCACGATATTTCACGTGCGACGCGGGGGTCAACGCCTTTCATTTGGCTTTTGTTCTTGCGAACAGTGCGCATTTTAGGGCCGACACCTTTGTGTGCTTTAGTGGCATCTCGTGAAGATCCATCAGACGTTGGGGCACTTTGTGAGTGCTCAAAGACTGTGAAGTATTTGTCCCAAATCCAATAACCACTAATGAAAGCAGTCATAACCATGAGAGGCCATTTGTATTCTGTTAGTTTGTTTTTAATTTGACTAAAGATACTTTCGGAGCCATCTTCTTTGGGTTCTGGGGGTTTACTCAGATCTTCATTTACGAGGTCAGGGTCGAAGGCTTTGACGAAATCGTCAAAACTGTTATTGGGATGTGCCATTTTAGATTTCTCAGGTTTGGGGGGCATTTTTTCAACATGGTCAATTTTGAGTCCCTTGAACATTTTAACTTCGCCTGTTTCAAAATCAGAGTTAACTGCTTTTGCGAGGACTTCAGTTTTTGGTGTGTGTTCTGACCAGAGAGCAGCTAAGCGTTCGCGAAGTTCACGAGGCATTTCAGCGGCTATTTGTTCTGAGACAGCAACGGATTTATCTTTGCTAAGTCGCACTTTCTTAATGTTGTCTATGTTGGCATAGTAAGAGTACTGTGCAATCCTAAGCAAGTCATAACCGTTTACACGTACAAGGTATTGAGGGTTGTCTTCATGTTGAAGGCGGCATTGATGCCACATACCGGTGTTTGTTTGCAACAAAGGATAATTGAATGTTGCAGCCCAGGCAGGGACATACTTGCCACTTGCAAGAAAATGTTGATCGAGGAATGGGTCTTCGTTCTCGCCTTGGATGTCTTCAACCATAACGTACAAGTGAAATCTGCGGCCGATACTAGTTGCATCTTGGCACAACAGAAAGTCACGCTCAGGGTTGATGAGGTTGGTGCAGACAGTCACAAGTTTAAAGTTGGCGAAAATTTTGCCTTTCTTGTCAAAAGCCATATCTAATGTGTGCATTTCGTCAGACATAAGATGTTGAATCTCACCGTTCCACCACAGAGTTTGTTCTTGATCGATAACGCCATAAGCATCATCATCATGAATATGAATGGTAGAATCTGTATAAGCTTCAAAATGTTCGTCATGTCGATTGGGCATTGGCATGGTGTTGCTTCGTGTGTAAGGAATTGGCTTGTCATGTTCATCGCGATTGATCATCGGGATCAAACAGGTGTAGAAATTTCGACAAGCTGATGTTTTTCCTTTGCCGGCTGGGCCGGGAAACATAACACCTAGAGGGGCATTGACAAAATCAGTTCGATTGATGTTGAGTTTACAGGTTTCGTACTTAGGTTTGTTGTTTTGCAACGAGGTGTTCAATTCACGTAGAAGGTAGTTAGGAGGTTTGTGAGCTTCGAATTTGTCGCTCAGGATGAGCGCTTTCGCGAGTTCATATCGACTAACATACCGAACAGAGGTTTGAATGTCTGGTGTAATAGTGTACGAGTCAAGGAAATTGATGCTGCTTCTCATGGCCTTGATCAATTGATTTCTTCGTTCGTTAAATGGATCTCTTTCGAAACACCACATACATACGCATGAAATCAGATCTCTCAACATGGAGGAAACAGTAGAGCCGGCCTTATGTATGCTGTTAAAAGCATCACAAAAGTTTTTAAAGCTCTTCAACTTGTTATCTCCAGAAAAGAATGAGGTCAATCCTAGCATGTCGATGAATAGTTCGTAAAATTCGGGAATTTTATGGAAAAATGGAATGTTAATTTTGGAGGTTTCAACGACAAGTTCAGTATTGGCTTTCCAGTACAGGCAGAGAACTTCGAATGCGTAGCTAGCGAGGTCGTCAGGGAGGCGGAAATACTCTTTCACGTGTTTAGCCGTGGTAGTATTGAATTGTGCGCGCTCACGATCCGGGTCTTCTAGGCACGACTTAAGATAAAGTTCGAGCACCTTTTCGTTGCGATTGAAGTTAATTGTATAGTTGGTTCCGTCAGAGGCTTTCCAAGTCTTAGTAGGTTCAGGCACTTCAGTAGTCATTATTTTCTTGTAAAATCGAGTTGCAATGTCAGGGAGTTCCTGAATTTTGTAAAATGACATGAGTGTACCAAGTACTGAGGTAGACATGGCTACGAGGTCGCGTGAGCCAAGGCCAATGAGGAGTTGGATAATGTGAAAAAGACGTGATTGCCAAAGTAATTGAGTGTTGGCAAGTTCAGACCAAAGGCTCCCAAGTTTGTCCTGCAACATTTTGGTGATTGCAGAAATAACAGAGGAAATGACTGAAGTTGCGGCTTCGTCAATACCGTCAGCTTTCGCTTGAGGCATCATAGAACGCTCTGGCGGTGGAGAATGAATATAAGCAAAATATTCTTCATCTCCGCCAGCAGCATCGTACAAGTCTTGTTCGAGTTCTTCAATTGGTAGATATTCCGTTCGCCAGTTAGGTTGCTTGCGCAAGGGATCGTAATCGCCAATGGGGGCTTCTTCGTCTTCGGTGTAAGCTGCAAACTTTTCATCGCGACGTTTCACTTTGAGTTGAGTACGTGCGTTGCGTTTGGCTTTACCATAAGAGGTCGAAGCTTTTTCACCAGCAATTTGGGATGCCATTGCACCGACAATATCTTGGGCAATAGAGTCTGTTGATTTTCCATGGGCTGTTGCGTCAGCGTAGAGTTGTTGGACGGCAGAAGAGTGCATGACACGACCAAAGTTCTGGTTGTAAATGCGTTGGTAATCTCTTTTGTCGACACCAAGTTTCATCCAGGCAAGACGTGCGTTCAATATAGTTCGATGAACGGCAAGGCCGATGTACTTGAAAATGTCAGCAACGTGGTCTTTGTCACAATACAGATGGCGAAGTGGCAACACGACCGATTGGAGAATCGATGGTGATTTTTGAACTTCGTCCAAGTAAGGAATTGGACAATTGAATGCGTCCGACAGTTTGTGAAGTAGGTTGGAAAGTTTCATGGTGGTCATGGGAACGGTTTTAGTCGAAACAACTCGATCTTCATCGATGGCCTTTTGAATAAATGGAGTGGTCTTTGAGCTTTTCACGGTTATTTCGCCTTTAGGGGTGGCGATGGTGATAGCTAAAGTGCGCTCGACAGTGTAATCACGAGGCTTGGGATGGATGATCTTGTTAAGAGCTGCTTCAGGACGGGATCTGTTTTTCTCGATCCAGGACCAATGGAATGGTTGGGTTGGTTCTTCGTAGATGAGGGCTTTAAACATGTTTGAAATTTCAGGGTCGTCATGCCAGTTGTCGTACCAAGTTGGGTCGGGGACGACAATGTCATTGTTTTTGTTGGTCATGGGTTTGGCCAAACGTAACGTGACGTCGACGTGTTCAAAAACTTGTTTAGTGGGGTAGCCTTTGTAGCAAAGTTTGGATAGTCCGGAGAGAGATTCGAGTGAGTTGTCCGCAGGGCAAAAAGCAAGTGTGCCAGTGAGACCATGTTTCTTGGAAATTTGTTCGACAAATTTGCGGGTCTTCATTGAGGCAGATTGTGCTTCCTTTTGAGAGGTGGTGACTTGTTTTCCAACATTTCGAGCTACGGTGTTTTGCATGTCGGTTACTTGACGCTGCATGCGTAGGTCGTGAATGAAATCAAGAGGGTCATCATCAACGATATCTTCATCGAGAAGTGGATCGTAGGTGGTGACGTTGGTGGGTTTTTTCTTCTTTTGTTTGCGCTGTGAAAATTTGCGAGTTTCGACAGCGACGGCAGGAGAGAAAACAGTTGTACCGTCATCTTGAAAGTTGAATTGGAATTCGTCGGTTGGTTCAACATGTACAAAAACTGAGAGGGCGTTAAGAACGTCGTCTTGAGGAATTGTGGGATCGTTGAATGACATGAAGTCTTCTTCTTCTTCGAGGAGGAGTGCGAAGCGGTTGTTTCGAGGGGTAGGCTGATCTTCCAGTTCAATGACGAGATATAGGTCATCGTCGTCTGTTTTGTTGTTCGTGGTTAATGGCGAAGGATTTTCGATTTCACCAATAAGGTCAGCAAACTCGTCGTAGGGGAGTTCTTGGGGTTTGGTAGATGCGATTGGGAGGATTTTCAAAGTCTCAGGAGGAGGCGATGATGGATCAACTCGGTACGCAGAAAGAAGGTCATCGTCGACTTTGTGGTCTTCGTATTTGGACTTCTTCTTACCAATGGGCCTGATTTGTAGTTGACGCGGTGCTGCGGGCGCGATAAAAGCAGGCTGGGGTTTTTTGTTTTTGACTTGAGCGGCAGCTTCAAAACGTGCTTGACGGGCTAATTCTCTAAAATCAGCGTCGGTCATTTTGTCGGGGGCGGGCACGGGAGCCGGGGGTGGTGCAGGGGTTGGCACCTGGGATGCTTGCGCGATGGCAAGCTGCCGTGACAGTTTTTTGTCATCAGCGATGCGCGCTACTGGTAGTGTAGGGTGCAAGAAGGCGAATAGGTCCATAGAGGCGTGGGTACTTCGGGGGTCCCAAAACTTTTAGGCCAAATACAATACTAACTTGGTCTTGTGTTAGTAGGTCCGTGATATTCAATTGCAAACGTGTTTATGCAATCTACTTACATCTCAGATGAGATGCCCTTCCATATTAAGCGGGCAGGTCAGGTGTGAGGGTTGTGGAACTCCATATATAGATAACTAGCTAAATGATAGCAGATCGTAAGAGTAAACTCGCAAGAAATGTCTTACATAGTTAACTATAGGAGGAGAGAGTGGGATGTATA